CGCGCCAAAATTTGCAATGCTGGCCGCAGCTCGTTATCCGACACGGCGCTGGCAAGTTCTTGTGCGTCAATGAACGCGTGCAGCGCGTCAATCTGCTCGTTAGTGGCGTCCGTAGACACACGAATTTGGCGTTCAAGTTCTGCCTGTTGCGATGCGTCCTCGGCTGCGGCTTTTGTGGCAAGACCAGCGGCGGTGGCTAATCCAGCAACAGCGGCGGTGGCCGGCAGAAACGCCTTTTCCATAGCGAAACTGACTTTTTCGCTGGTTTTTTCTAGGCGCTCAAACTCCTTCATCGCCTTTTTTACGCCGTCGGGCGCGAACTCGGAAACGATGGGGACGTTGATGGCCATTAGCGCAGCTCCTTGTTGAGTATCACCATCATGTCATCTATGGCTGCTTTGACTTGCCGTACGACGACTGGCATGGCGTCCTCCGCGCCGGGCCACATGGTGCGCGACGCCGGGCCACCGCGCTGATTCAACACGTTGATGAACTGGCGGCCAGCGTCCGTCGTGCCATTAGAGCGTCGGCCGGCCATGTCGTAGATCGCACCGGCCGCGTTCTTTTGGCGCAGCGTCAGCAGCGGGATGTTGTTCGGGTCGCGCGCACCGCGCACCTTGCCAGCCCTGAAGGCGACCTTGATGCCGCGTCTGACTGCTGTCGGGTCGAAACCGCCCTTCCAGCCCACCCAGCCCGACAGCGGCCGTACAGCGGGAACTAGGCGCCTGGCTGATTCTTCGACCGGCTGCGCGGCAGCCTTCATGGTTTTGACGACTTGCTTCTTAAGCTCAGGGTTGACCGAGTTCAGCACCTTGATGGCATCAGCGACGCCATTCACTTCAATGCTGCTGCTAACGGCCACGTTTAGCCTTCCTATTCCGCTCGTTGATTACATCAACCACAGTAGTCAGGTCGAGTACATCAAAGTCGATGTTCGGCGGCCACCAGCCCAAATGTACGAGGATCTCGGCTAGCTGGCGTCGCCGGGTTCCTCGCGCGTAGGGCGGTCGTCACTCCCAACAACCTCAAGCGTCACGATCCGACGTAGGTAGTCGTCGAACACGGCCGGCACGGTGATTTTCTGCGCTTTGCATGCCTCGTAGGCAAGGTAGGCGAGGTCTTCCATGCCGAGACCTTCGGCCATTTTGCTGGCCTTCGTTTTGTATTTTCGTTCCCACGCGACGATGGCCCACAGGTTGGTGGTGACATCTTGCGGGCCATCGCCGGTGTCGACGCGTAGCGTGAGTTGCACGGTTGCCTCCTAGTTGTGCAGTTGGGTTTGGTCAGGGTGCCACGGCGCGGGTGTACGAGCCGCCGGTGAGGGTGATGTCCACGGTGGACAGTTCGCCGACGCCGCCGTTGAACGGTGTGAACTCGGCGAAGTACATGCCGGTGATGGTGTACACCGGGTTGTCAGCGGCCGGTGTGGCGCTGTTCTTGCCGACAACCACGTCGACGCTGGTGCCGAGGATGCCTTCGAGGATGCTTTCGACTTCCGCGGCGCCGTAGCTGAGGAACAGCGTGGCGGTCACTTCGCAGACCTCGAGGCCGGCGGTGTAGGTGCGTGCGGTGTCATCGAGCGCCGTGTTTTCGAGCGCCTCTTTGGTGATGGTCAGCGTGCAGTCCTGCAGCTGGTCGCTGAGGTCGTTGGCGTCGACCGACAGGTAGGTGGCGGTCAGGTTGGTGGTGGTCATGTCAGGTGCTCCTGTGGGTTCCGAGTCTGATGGTCAGATCATAGGCCGGTAACTGTTGCTCGCCGATAAGGGCGACGGTTGGCCGGCCGTCGACTGCGGCGCCGCCGAACGCGTTTTGGATCGCGTCGACGATGGTGATGATGTAATCGCTGGCGTCTTGGTTGCCGGGTGGCGGTGCCAGCACGCGTACAACAATGGTGATGTCGACCACGTCGTGTGCGAACGTCGTGAATGTTGGCAGCTCAACAAAGACTGACAGCGGGCGTGCGTTGCGCGGATCCGTGACTGTTTTGTAGCCCAAGCCGTTGATTGTGGCGACGACATGCTGGATGGCTTCGTTGAGTACACCGCTGGCCACCGTGTCAGCCGATCTGTGGGCGGCCGCAGCCGAGGAGCTGCAGCACTTGGCCAAGTGATCCGATAGGTGTGACGGTGCCCATGTCGTTGAACGATGCGTAGCCGTCAACGCTGCCGCGTGTCCGGTATTGGATCGCGGCGTACATGACGGTGCCGAGTTTTACGTCGGCGTGCGGTGCCACCGTCGGGTTGTCGTAGTAGCCGGCTTCGCGGCGTCGCCGGTAACAAAAGTCGTTGGCGGCGTTGACGCAGTAGTCCTCGAGGAACGCGGTGTCGTTTGCGGTGGCGCTGTCGATGCCGAGCCACACTTTGACATCGTCGGCGTCGATCCATGTGATTTCTTCGACAAGGATGCCGTTGGCTGGGCTGTAGGCGGCTACGTCGTCGCCGTTGTCGCTGTAGGTGACGGTGTTCGTGCCAAGGTTGACGGTGAGCAGGATGTGGTGGCCATCGAGCTGGTTGCCGACATTGTAGACGTGGCAATGTTCGCCTGAGACCAGTCCGGTGGCGTCGTCAAGGACAAGCGTGGCCACATTGTCTGTGCGGCTTGCTGTGGTGACGGTTGCCATCGGACTGGTCTCTTACAGGCGGATCAGACGAAGTTCGCCTTGACGTAACGGTTCACGTCGAGCATCAGCGTGGCGAAGTAGCCCAGCCAGCTGATATCGCGCGAACGCGTTGATGCGTTGTCGACACTCAAAAATCCCTTGGTCTGTTCGAAGATCTCGAAACCGACGGTGTCGCCGAGGATCATTGTGCCGTTGCCGGCGTTGTCGAAGTTCGTGTCAACGACGACCTGCAGGCCGAACGCCACGAAGTTGCTGGTGCCGGGGCTGGTTGTGCCAAACGCGTTCATGGGGCCAACCTGCGGGAACAACGGGCGACCTGAGCTGTCCTCAAGCTTGCCGAGGGCTTCCCAGTTGCCGGCCGACACGAACAGGTGAGTCGGAAGGTGGCCGCCGTTGCCGGCGTTCTCCAAGATGTACGCGGCGTTGGCGTACAGCCAAGTGAGCCAATCGGTGGGGTCGCCCTTGTTGGCAGCGGTGAAGTTGCCGGTGGTGGTGGCCCCGGCGACGAGGGCGTCAGCTGCGACGTTGTCGGTGGTTTGGCCGTACACGCGGCCCATGTCCTCGAGGATCAGGTTGATGATCTCGGGTGACGACCAGTCAATGACCTGCTCGGACACGGTGACGTACCCGCCGTAGCTGGACTTGGTGACTTGGTTCTCTTGCACTTGGAATTCGCCGGTCTGGAGCGCGGCGAGTTCAGACGACTGGGCAGCCATCGAGGTGTGCGTTGACACCGACGGGCGGATGAACACTTTGCCGCTGGCCGGCATGGCCTTCACACCGAACGCGTCGACCACGGGGCGGATACCGAGGTAGTCGTTGTACACCGGGCCGACGATTGGCTCGGGCAGGATGCCGTCGTTGTTGGTGGTGGTCACATCGGGCGCGGCAGCGCGGATGTTTTCGTTCATCTGATGCCAGTCATGGCCACCGATGAGCGCGGCGCTGATCCACTCGGCGGCCGACGGAAGCTTGAACTGCTTGGCGGGCTGCGCGTAGATCGGCTGGGTTGGGATGGTGGCTTCGGGCTTGGCGGCCTCGACCACTTCGGGCTGGATTTCTTCGGACACTTGTGTCTCCTCTGGGGTTGGGTCGGGTGCGGTCTCCGCTTGTGCGGCGATTTCGCTGATGGTGGCGCCAGCGAACGCTGGCTGGTAGACGACCGACAGTTCCTGCCAGTCGGCGGCTTTGACGACCATGGTGGGGCCGTCCATTTCGTAGTCAAGGGCTTCGATGCCGATGCTCACCGAGTCAAGGGCGCCCATTTTGACCAGTTCGACTAGGTCGTTGCCGGCCGCCGTGCGTGCGATCTCGGCGGTGAACAACATGCCGGCGTCGGTGTCCTCGCGGGCAGTAACGAGGCCGACGATGCGGCTCGGGTCGTGCGACTCCAGGAGGCGTGGCGCCGGGCCGTCAACTGGCAGCGCGCCTTGTTCAATGCGTACCTGCTGGCCGGTGGACACGGTCGCGGTTTCGCCGTAAGGGACAGCGATACCGCTGATGGTGCGCGGCGTGTCGGCTTCGCCGGCAGCTGCGTCAAGGGTTACGGATTGTGCGGTGAATCGGATCATGCTGGTGTGTCCTCGTTCTCGCGGATAATACTTGCCGGGTATTCGGCTTCTTGGAGATAGGCGCCGATGTCCAGCTCGATGTGTTTGCCGCGCGCGACGACGCTGTCAAGGCTGAGAGTCTGTTCGATGCAGTCGACGTACGGCTTGGCGCCGAACAGGTACAGATCCTGCCGAGCCTGCTGGCTGTTCTGATACGTCATGCCGCCGATAGCGACACCGACGAGCCACGCCGGCACCTGGAATACGCGCGCCAGCTCCAGCGCCGAGTGTTGCCGGCCTTCCATGAGCTGCAGTTTGCTTGGGTCTTGGCTGAACTCGACATATTTGACGTGCTGGTTTAATGCGCCGACGGCGAGGTTGCCGCGTGCTTCTGACCATGCGCTGGCTAGTTCGGCGAGGTCGTCGCCGCCCATTGGTTCGCCGTCGATCTGTTGGAGGTAGCCGGAGGCGATGCCGCCGCCGTTGCTGGCGTACCGGCGCGCGGCTTCGTCCAGTTCGTACGCGATCTGGATGGCGCGGTTGCCAGTCCACAACATGCCGTTGACCGGGCTAAGGAACTGCACCACGTTCTCGCTGTCAATATCGACACCGTTGAACTGGATGTCGTCCGATGGCCCGAACCATTCGGGGCCGGCCTGATCTAGCGTGGCAACGTTGTCGGCTGGAAGCCATGTGAACGATGCCGGAAAGCCGGTGTTGTATCGGCTGGTGACATACCAAAACGCGCGGCCATGCAACATCAGATCTTGCACCGTGGACGCCATCATAAAGTTGCGCGTCACTTTAGGATCCGGTCGCGTCATCCACGATTCGCCAGGAATGTACATGCGTTCATAGCGTTCAACTTCGGGATCCCACGACATGGTGTAGGTGCGGAACTCAAGGCCGCCGATCATGCTGGTTATGAGACCGACCGCGCGGCTGACTGTGGGAATAGACAAGGCGCGCTGCGTATTTGCGCCTACGACGTAATACTGCAGCGCGCCGGGCCTGGGCGACGCGCCCGCGGCGGCCTGCACGGAGGCGGTGCCGAACGCCGGCTCGGAACGCGTACGAAACAGACCCACGGGCCCAGCCTAGTCACACCCGTGTGATTTATTTGGCTACACCTAGCATTGGCTTGCGAATCTTTGCTTGTGGCTGTGCAGCGAAGCCGGCAGCTGCGACCATGCAGCGTGTCTGCTCGATAGGGCCGGGCGACTTCTGTGATGACAGCGTGATGGTGCCTGATGATCGGCCAGCGACCGCGCGGTTGACTTGTTCGGCTAGCGCGAGCTGGCCGTGGTGAACGATGCGTCGCTCAAGGATCATGTTTCGGACGATGGCGGTGAACGTGGTCATTTCGCGTTGGCCGAAGTCTTTGCAGCGTCGCAGCAGCTCCGGTGGGCACAACGCGTAGAAGCCAGGTGTCAACGCGAGCTGCACCGATTCGTCCTCAAGTACGCGGTGGATCTCGTCCCACATCGCGTTTGCGTTGTCCACCACGAACTCGGTGTGAACATGCAGCCGGCCTTGATCGTCAGGCGCCACGCGGACGCCGGTGTAGCGCAGATCTGTCACGTCGCTGTCAACTGCGAGCCAGCCACCAGCCGGTATAGCGTCAGTTGTTAGGCAGCTGTCCCAATGGCCGGCCGGTAGCCATGATGCGCTGGCGCTGATCCACACGTTGCAATGGGCGCGGTAGAACGCCTGCCGGTTCGGTGTTTCGGCCATGCGCCGTAGCCGGTCGGCGTTGATTGTGGTGCCGAGCGCTGGGTTGGCCCACGCCCATGTGTTGGGATCCTCAAGGTTGCTGCCGGGCGGTGGCGACCATTCGGCGAAGTACAGCGCCGACGTGCGTTCGTTGTCGATCGCTTGGATGGCTTGCTCGCGCAGCTGCATCATGACTTTGGATCCCTCGTCGCCGGCCGTTGACCACATTGACATCAGCGGATTTGGTCGCGCGGTCATGGTCGGCCGGTACGCGTCAAAGATCACGTCGGGGCCGATGTTCCACACTTCGTCAATGACGACGAGGTCGCATGTGGCGCCGTGCGCGTTCTGTGGTGTTGCCGCGTTGACGTGCCACATGGTGCCGTCTTTGAACTCGACAAAGTTGCGGCCGTACGACCAGTTGACTTTCGCGTCGAAGCGTGCCTCAAGGATCGGCGCCAGTTCTTTGAACAAGCTGAACGCCCGGTCAAGTTTGTGTGCCGTGCTGATGATCCGCTGCGGCCTGCCGGCTATGCGTGGCATCTCGGTAGCCCACCAGCCAACCAGCGCGCCCAGCGCGTAGCTTTTGCCGTTCTGCCGGCCGACGCTGACCAGCGATTCGCTGCGGTGCAGCTGGCCGGTGCCGTCGTGTTCTAACTGGCCCTCAAGAACGAGCTGCTGCCACGGCATCAGTTCGCCTGGCATGTTCCGCGCGGCCCACGCGGCTACGTCAGGCCCAAATGTCTCGTCCCCCAATCGTGGCGTGGCCAGTCTTGGCTCGATCCTGCCGAATCCGTCCGCGTCTGGCTGGTTATCCACAGATCTGTCCACATGCTGTGCATCTTGTGGGGATATGGAACTGAGA